AAACAAGGAAGATATTACATCACTCATTTTAAGGAGTTGTTTGCTCTTGATGGAAAACATGCTAATCTTACCGTAAATGATGTTCAACGCCGCAATAGAATTATTCGTCTCCTTGCAGATTGGGGACTTGTAACTGTTGTGAATCAGGATAAAATTTCTGATATTGCTCCACTCAATCAAATTAAAGTTATTGCATATAAAGAAAAATCTGATTGGGAACTTGAGCAAAAATATAATATTGGAGCAAAGAAAAAAGTTCAAGAAGCAGAATAAATAAGTATGAGACCTTTCGTGCGGTCTCTGCAAAAGTCGGAACACCCTAAAAAGAGGTTGGGTTTTTACCCCTCCTCTTTTTTTCGTTTCTTGTATAATTAGTAGTGGATGCCTTCGGGATCCACATAACACAAACTCGCTTTAAAAGGAGCTACTATAATGACTAATCTTATGAAGTATCATGCTGCGGATCTTCCTGCCCTGATGGAAAGGATTAACAAATATAGTATCGGAATGGATGAATATTTCGATCGTCTATTTCATCTTCACGAAACTACCACCAATTATCCCCCTTACAATTTAATTCAAGTTAGTAACGTAGAATCACGTCTTGAACTTGCTCTTGCTGGATTTAAAAAGAAAGAAGTTTATGTTTACACACAAGATGGCAAACTTTTTGTTGAGGGTCAGAAGGAAGATAAAGAATCGGAGTCTAACTATATCTTTAAAGGTTTAGCTCAACGGAGTTTTAAGAGAGCGTGGACACTCTCCGATGATACGGAAGTTAGATCAGTTAATTTTGAGGATGGACTTTTGATTATTAATCTTGGTAGAATTGTTCCAGATCATCATAAAAGAAAAGATTATCTATAAATATATTTGAATATCGTCGGCGCAGGGAGGCAACTGGCAAAATCCAGTTGACGCCTCCCCATTTTTTTGCTAAAATTTAGATGAAATGAGAAGTATCTATGACTATAAAACTAGCTTTACTTAAGTCTGGAGAAGATGTCATCTCAGATGTTCAAGAGATGGTTATTGATGGTAGGGTAGTAGGATATTTTTTCAATAAACCTTGCACCGTAAAATTGAGAAAAAATACAGAAGGAGATACATCTTCTTTTGAAATTTCTCTTTCTTCCTGGATACCACTTTCTTCCGATACTAAAGTTCCTGTTACTTTGGATTGGGTTATTACTTTAGTGAATCCAATTGAAAAATTGCAGTCTCTCTATATAAATGATATCTTAAAAAAAGAGGATAAAAATGACTATAAAACTGATTCATCTTTGTACGAAGGAACTTTTGATCTCGAAAATTGAAGAAGTATCTTCTGAATTGGGAGAACCTGATTGTAAATTGGTTAATCCATATATTGTGATTGAACCTAAAATTGCTGATGGCATGATGATTTCTTTGGAACCATGGATGAGCAACTATACAAGTCAAGATGAATATATGATTCATTCAGATAAAATTTTGACAATTGCGGACCCTAAACCTACACTTATTGAAAAATACGAGGCACTTATTAAATAATGCGTTGGTACACTAATGTAAAATTGATCGGTGATTACATCTACGTTCGTGGGTACGAAAATGGTAATCATTTTAAAGACCGTATTGAATATCGCCCAACTTTATACCTCAAAACAGATAAGAATACAGAGTATAAAACTTTAGATTCTCAAAATGTAAAACCAATTAATCCTGGAACTATTAGGGAAACTAGAGATTTTATTAAAAAGTATAAAGATGTAGAAGGATTTACTGTTTATGGAAATGATAATTCCATATACCAATACATCTCTGATACATATCCTGAGGATGAAATTCAATTTGATATTAGTAAAATTAAATTAATTACTCTTGATATTGAGGTTGCATCTGAGAATGGATTCCCTGATGTAAAAAATTGTGATGAAGAAATTCTTCTCATTACAATACAAGATTATACAACCAAAGAAATTATTACTTGGGGATCAAGACCATTCAATAAAAAATTTAAAAATTATCATTATATTTTGTGTAATGATGAACAACATCTTTTGAATTCATTTTTAGATTATTGGTCAAACAATACTCCAGAAGTTATTACTGGATGGAACGTAGAATTTTATGATATTCCATATATTGTTGGAAGAATCAATAGAATTCTTGGAGAAAAATCTGCAAAACGTTTGACTGCTTGGAACTTTATCCGAGAAAAGCAGATGGAAGTTCGTGGGGAAATTCAAACCACATATGAACTCTCTGGTATTTCTACTCTTGATTATCTTGATCTTTATAAAAAGTATTCATTTAAAAATCCAGAAAACTATCGTCTTGATACGGTTGCGTATGACGAACTTGGAGATAGAAAACTTGATCACACTGAATACGATACGTTCAAAGAATTCTACACTAAAGACTGGGATACTTTTGTAGAATACAATAAAATTGACGTAGAACTCGTTGATAGAATCGAGGATAAAATCAAGTTGATTGAACTTGCTATTACTATGGCATATGATGCAAAAGTTAATTATGAGGATGTATTTTTCCAAGTTAGGATGTGGGATACCATCATCTACAATTATTTGAGGAAAAAGAATATTGTTGTTCCAGAAAAAGAAACTGGCATTTCTAAAGATGAAAAGTATAAGGGAGCATATGTAAAAGCGCCCATTCCTGGAATTTACGATTGGGTTGTGAGTTTTGACTTGAACTCACTGTATCCGCACTTGATTATGATGTATAACATTTCACCAGAAACTCTTATGGATACACGTCATCCTTCAGTATCCGTAGATAAAATTCTAGAGAAGCAGATTAATCTTGACTCTTATTCGGATTACGCTGTATGTGCTAATGGCGCTATGTATCGTAAGGATGAACGTGGAATTCTTCCAGAGTTGATGGAAAAAATGTATAATGAGCGAGTCATTTTCAAAAAGAAAATGATTGAGGCAAAGAAAGCATATGAAAAAACCCCAACTAAAGAGTTGGAAAAGGAGATTGCTCGCTGCAATAATATCCAAATGGCAAAGAAAATTTCTTTGAACTCCGCTTATGGTGCTATCGGTAACCAGTATTTTCGTTACTACAAATTAGCAAACGCAGAAGCAATTACATTTTCTGGTCAAGTTGCTATTCGTTGGATTGAAAATAAAATGAATACATACTTAAACAAACTTTTGAAAACTCAAGACGTTGATTATGTTATTGCTTCAGATACTGATTCCATTTATCTTAATATGGGTCCTTTGGTTGAAATTATATTCAAAGAACGAGAGAAAACTACTGAAGCAATTGTTTCGTTCCTTGATAAGGTCTGTAAAATGGAACTTGAAAAGTATATTGAAGGTTCTTACCAAGAATTGGCCGACTACGTGAATGCATATGATCAGAAGATGCAAATGAAGCGTGAGAATATTTCTGATCGTGGAATTTGGATTGCTAAGAAGCGATACATTCTGAATGTTTGGGATTCTGAAGGAGTTCGATACACAAAACCAAAACTTAAGATGATGGGTATTGAGGCAATTAAGTCTTCTACACCAGAATTTTGTAGGAAAAAAATTAAAGCGACTCTTGAATTGATTATGGGATCCGATGAAGATTCGGTGATTAAATTTATTGAATCTTGTAGAGAACAATTTAATAACCTTACGCCAGAAGAAATATCTTTTCCAAGAACTGTTTCTGATGTAGATAAATTTAGATCATCATCCTCAATTTATTCTAAAGGAACTCCCATTCATTCTAGAGGAGCACTGCTATATAATTTTTATATCAAAGAAAAAAAATTGACACAAAAATATTCTCTTATTAAAAATGGAGAAAAGATTAAATATTGTTATTTAAAACTTCCAAATCCAATAAGAGAGAACGTAATTACTTTCATTCAAAAGTTTCCAACTGAACTTGAATTGAATAGGTATGTTGATTATGAAACTCAATTTGATAAAACTTTTGTTCAACCAATTAAATCTATTTTAGATGTTATTGGGTGGCAAATTGAAAAAACTGCATCTCTTGAATCTTTTTTCTCCTGATGCTATACTAGTCCTATTGCAAATGTATTATGGATTTTCTTAAAGATATTGTAAAAGAAATCGGAGGCGAATACACTAAACTTGCTTCTGATATTGATGAGACAGAAACTTATGTTGA